AGTGATGTTAAATATCCTGCTGATGCATGATTGCCCCAACCATATGCAGTGTCGTAGTTAGAAAGATCTGGAGGAGTGTAAGTAAATTGTCCATTAGCACCATTATAATCTAGAGCAGGTGTTCCTGCAGGATTTACTACAAGACTTGTTTGAAGAGGTATTGATGGTTTGTTTAATATAACACCAAGACCACTTGATGCATTCCAATCTGCATTTATCTGTGCTGCAGGAATAGATGGTCTATTAGATAAACTATTATAGTCACCATCAAAAGGAGTAATCCAAGCAAGATCAATTCCAGTAGTACTCAATACTTGACCAGAAGAACCTGAGCTACCAGCAGCTTGAATGGGTTTACCAGCAGGGATGTTGAGACCTTCTTTAATCTCAATAGGTGCATCATCCCCATAATTAGCGATCTGGTTCGCAAGAATTTTTGACATACTTCTAGTCCTGAAGACAATTTTACTAAGCTAGAAGTATTTATTAAACATAAAAAAAGGAGGTGTAAACCTCCTTTTATAAACTAACTGAAAGTAATAGTGTCATCCCCATTCGGATTTGTACTAATGTTAATGTTCTCAAAGTCAAGATCTGTCATATAATCAGTATCTACATTAAACTGACCAACAGTACCAAAATCAATAACATTATCCATACGATCTAGATCACCACCAGGACGATCAACATTAAATGTTGTTGGATTAACTTTTCTATTCAAGTCACCAACTGTTTGATAACTAGCAAACAAATCAGCAATCCACTGATCTTCACCCTCTGCAAGAGCGTTAATCAATGCTTGACGTAGTGCTTCTTCAGCAGCTTTAACTTGTGATTTTACGCTCATAGTAACCTCTATGTAAATTTACGATATGCACCCACTTCAGGGTCGGGGTCTAACCACTTTGTGTATTCAAAATCCTCCAATGCATAGTCCAGTTGAACTGAATTATCTAGGAGGTACATATCAGAATAACGCTTAGTCCAGTCATTGTATTTCTGGATGCGATAATCTGGCATTCCGTTGATCTCTAGTGTACCGTACTTAACGTAACGGTATGGATAGCGATCAAGGATGACTTCAGGTTTGGTCATGGAGCATCATCGTGATTGTTAAATGCATTATACCACTCATCATCACTCATGTGCTCGGTAGAAGGTTCCAGTTCTTTAGCTGGCACAGCTACAACTCCTGTACCATCTGGTTGTCTAATAATAACCTGTTCTCCTGCTTCAATCCTATCCATATAGGAATCAAAGTTCTTTTCAAAATCAGCAACATTTACTTCAATCATAACTGACAACAAATATTTTCTTTTTGCATATGTTTAATTGACTCTTGACATCCACCTAAATGAATATCATTAATAGTCAGTTGTGGAAAGGTTGATCCCCCTCCAAACTTATCATAAAATTCTTCCCTTGTAAAGTCACGATCCAATTCATATGTTATGTGTTGAACTTCTTCCAACTCCATAACTTTTTTTATTTTTTCGCAATAAGGACAACCAGATCTTGAATAGATTACAATCATGCTTTTAAATTTTTAAAGTCTTCTTCAAAAATTGCCAAACCTGAGTCTGTCAACACATGATTATACATCTTATCAAATACTTTAGTAGGTAGCGTAGCTACACTCGCTCCATAAGAGAAGCATCTAGAAACGTGATGAACATCACGCAAAGATGCTGCTAGAATTTTAGTTTCACATCCCTGAGCACAATATAGACCAGAGATAGCACGTACAAGTTCAACACCACTGAATGAATTGTCATTAAGACGACCCACAAATGGTGAGATATATGTGGCACCAGACAATGTTGCCAATGCTGCTTGTGCTACCGAGAAACAAAGAGTGACGTTAGTCTTCACACCATCTGCAGAAAGGAACTTACATGCAATAAGACCCTCTCTAGTAAGAGGTAGTTTTATAGTAACTTCCGAACCAATTTCAATGTACTGTTGTGCATTTTCAATCATTTCATCAGCATTTTTTCCATCAACTTCAGCTGAGATACTAACAAAAGAAAAATCTCTTGAAAGAGTAGTAATAAAATCAAGATAAGAAACTCCTGACTTGCGAACAAGTGTAGGATTTGTTGTAATACCAGCAATTAAACCAGTTTCATAACGATCTTTAATCTCTTGATAATCAGCAGTGTCTAGAAAAATTTGCATAATAAATTAATTGGTAAATTATATAGTGACCGTAGGGAGAACCTCTTTGTAGAGAAACTTCTCTTCCAAATTATAGTACAGCTTATAGTTTTCTGTCAACACGTAGTAACCCTTTATGTCACTACCATCACAATGATAACCATACCCTTTGAGAGGTTCATTAACTCCATCAATTCTGAAGCACTTAGTGCCATTTTCTAGGTAGTTGTGAAATTTCTCGTCTAGGTTGATCATCGTTCTTCGTAGGTTAATTTACGGACTTTCCGTTTGCGGCGAGCCTCTTGGTATTTTAGGTCATTTTCTGTCAGGATACCATGATTTTTAACAATATCTTTAGATTTTGTTAGAACTACCTGACTTAGTTCAACTGCAGAAATAGTATCACCTACAATTCTCATCTGATTTGAACAACCACAGAACTGAACCTTGCTAGTGCTGGTTAATTCTTTGTTACATATCTTGCATCTTGCTGTTAACATGACATTGATAATTAAAATTCTAAATTAAAGTTAATCACAATCCTATACATACAATCTGTTTGTGATACACCACGATGAAGTAGATTGTTAGGAAAAGTCACAAGTCTATCACATACAGATTCAACTATTGTACCATTTTTAAATTCGGTATAACCGTTATTAGTATTTAAATAATAAATTGCATTCGTAACATGATGCATAGGTAATTTATCTTTGTATTCTTGATCCCAATGGTAATCAGATTTCCATGCTGTATCACGTCCCAACTCACAGTTAGATTTTATCCTAATAATCTTTTTGCAATTTAATTTATTGGTAATCTTTTGAATTACATGCAATTGCTGTGATGCAACAATGCCTTTATCTACAAAATAATGACACACTTGGTTATTAAGGGGACTTAAATTAAAACCATCTAGATCTGGTCTACCAACTTTAGCACTGATATTCCAAGGAAACCTTTTGTCTAGCATGGATTCCTTCATCTTTTTATTTTCTTCTTCACCAAGATAGTTGTCAACAATCTTTATTTTATTATTCATGATTGCCAATCATAATGAAAGAAATTACCTTTAGGATCACACATTGGATCCTCAGAAACTACACGATAAGGAAGCATAGATTGACCTTTAAAGTCAGTTCTCTCACCAATGATGTCATATGCCTCAGTCATTTTTTCCTTATTTTTAAGACGAAGAACTACACTCTCTTTAGCAATAGGTTTCTTGTAATGAAACCCTTCATACTGACCAGGTGCATAGATAACATCTGCTACTGTGTTTGGATAGTAAGGAGATTTAACCCTGTTTAGAATAGATACTGCAACGCAATACTCATCCATTGTATTAGGTACTGCCTCGACCTGTACTGCTCGTGCAAGATGGTTATAATCAAGAGGAGTCAACGCTAGAATCATTTCTAAAATCAAAATAATCTTTCCTGTAGTAACGTCCAAGTATGTTTGAATTATAGTAGGCAGGGGTGCCGTCTGTCAAGGCTTCTGTTAAAACTCCTCTTGTGAAGAGTTGTTTAGTTTCTTCATAATTGACTCTACCTGCGGTGGAATGGATTGAGAGGATCTCTCTTCTGAAATTCTCTCTGCCCAACTCTCCAATGTCTTGTTTAAGGTCTGCAGAGCTTCCATAGTATCGTCTCCAGTCTGATTCGCTAGTAACTCTACGTTTTCCACCTTTAGGCTTCCTTTTTTTCCAAAAATATTTTCTCCCAATGTACTGTCGTTGGTTTGAGAGATTGGTAATACAATAAACAAAACCGTAGTTATCCCGAATAAGACTCCCGTCAAAGATGCTGCCATTATATTGCCAGGGATTATCATACTCTTTAAATTCTTCCACATGCTCATGATGTCGTCCTCAATATTTATGGTTCATCAAATAACACTTCATTTATATACTGGTCTGCCCAACGTACACCAAAGTAAGCTTCT